TCCTTTATGGAATGTTCTAATTGTACAACAAAAAAAAGAGCCTGTTAAGCCCTTTAATTAATATAAGACGTTTTAAGAGTCTTTAACTGGGAAATAGTACCTTAGCACGTTGATCTACTTCTTTACGGTAGCCTGCGTCTGTTTGGTAGCGTTTATCTGACATAAGAGTATATAGCTCTGCTTGTGGGTCTGCTACAACTGCCTCTTTACTTGGTGTGCGTTCCATTGCTGGCGCTTTATTACCTAGCCCCATAAAATACTCTAAGAGTTCGATTCCTTCTGCATTTGTCGCTACTGCATTAGTAAGTTCTTTTACTTCATCAGGTAAGCTTGTTTGCCATTGTTGAATCTCTTTAATTCGCCCTGCTGCATTTTCTCCTAATGCTTCAACTACTCCAGCTACTCTAGCGTCCTCTTGTGCCATCTGGTTAGACACGAAAGCTTCAGCAAATTGATTGTAACCGTCTTGGCTCATATTTAACTCTTTGGCAATTTCGCCCATACCCTTCATTAAGGGATCATCAGCACTTAATAAAGAGACGCCTTTACTTTCCATAGTAGCTGTTAACTCTTCACTGAATGAGAATTCACCATAGCTTTCAGGTGCGCCAGTAAACGAGCTAAACTTAGAAAACATTTCCTTATAGCCTTTTGCTTGCTCAGAAATAGATTCTTCCATGCTGCGTCCATCGGTTACATACTTGTCTTGTAACCAGTCTGGGCGTTCTGCTGTTGGTTGGTCTGTTGGTTGGTTGATAGGTTCGTCATTAATTAAACTACCTGTTGCTGGCGTATCCAAGGATAAGTCTGCTGGTTGGTCTGTTGGTTGAATTGTTGGTTGCTCTGTTACTTCTACCGCTGGAATTGATGCTGCTAATGTATCTAAGTTCATGTTATACCCTTGCCTGTTAATTGTTTGTAGGCGTTTATTATATATCAAATGTTGAACTAATAGAATGTTATTTATAATCTATGTTGCTTGGCATTACGCTTTATAGTGGGAAAGTATTACTAGTGGCTACCCTTTATAGTGGGGAAAAACTAAAAGCTATTTATTGGTGATAATAGGTAAGATAGATTGATATGATTTTGTCTTAATCTTTACTGCTTTAATTTGTTGCAATAAGTAATGACCGCAGTGTGTTTCTTATTTAAGGAAAAGTATAACTGTAGTCATTGAAAAACTAAGCTGTAGACCTTTAAACATAAGGGTTTCGTTAAAAATCCCGTTACGTGAAAAAGTCATACGTTTTTTATGCTGTTTATGCCTATTCTACAAAGCTAAATAGCTGTCTAATTGTGTTGTTTTCACCTTCTCTATAGGCTGCGTGTGTCGCTTGTTTGCTACCCTCTACGTTAGAACTAAACACTGGACGGTCTAATGTTTTAGTTTTGAAGTGTGCTAATAGCTCTAACCCTTCTTTAGAATTAAATAGCTTCTTACCAATAGCCACTATTCTTTTATCTGCTGCTATCTGCTTTTCGCTACGTTGTGCTTTGTTCATGAATTACCCCTTAATCGATTGAGTGACGGACACTACGCCTAATAGTAGCGCCCGTTATTAACTTATTGTGCTGGTGGTAGTTGTTGCTGTTGCCCTTGTTGAGCTTCAGCAAATGCTTTCATCTTCTCTTCAATCTCTGAGCTTGTTGGCATTTTAGCTGCAGGAACTCCCATAGTTTCACCTAACCATACTAAAGAGTCTGGGCTCATCATCATAGGAACCATATTAGGAGCTAATCCACCAATAACAGATAAGTAGTTGAGCATGTTCTGCCCTTCTTCTTGAGTCTGCGCCTTAGCTAGTGTCCCCTCTACTTGTATAGAAACTTGCTTACCATCTAGCAAAAGGTCTTTAGGTACCATGCCGCGATCAGCCAGTAAACTATAAACGCGTCGAATAAGTTTATTAACAAATTCTGTTTGTAAGCGTCCGAACTGCGCCCCTAATTGCTGTAGCCTTAACTGGTTACGTATAGATATTTCTGTAGCTGACTTGGTAGCGTCTTGCATATTACCCATAGAGCCAATAAAGAAAGCCTCTTTAATGTCTTGCTCCATATCTTTGATCATAAGCTGACCCACATTAAAGTCTGCGTTACCACCTAGCGATTGAATAGGTACGCTGTTGCCTTCCCACTCTGCAGTGATAATCTCGTTAGGTTCAAACATTATAGCGTCTGGGTTGAGCCCTGAGCTGTCGTTAACTAACCACATATTATTAACTTGTGCTTCAGCGTTCATAAGAGTTAGTTTTTTAAGCATGTTAACTGTCTTGATAGTAGGTAACATATTCCATGCGGGGCCACGGCCCATAGCTTCACCCGCTCTAGTATCCCAACGAGGCGTAACCCATGCTGATTCCTTCATATCATAAGTGTATATCTCATGCTTAAATTCCTTGGCTACTACTTGATAGATGTACTTAGCTTTGTTGTGCTTGTCTGCTGGGTGAAATACAACTGCCTCGATAATATCTACCTTGGCGCTAGGGTCGTCATTAACCTTTTTTTGTAGCTTCTCGCCTAGAGTACCGTTAGGCCACCTTTGCATAATGTTACGAGCGATAACTGTATAACAACGGAAGTTAGTATCTATATCACCAAACGCTCCTAGCTCTGGGTAGACTTCATTGAATGGTACTGACTGAAATTTAAGGGGCTCGTCTACACTGCCGCCATCAGTAACAAGTAAAGAACCTGTGCCAATACCTAAGTCGTAGAACATTTCTAATACCTGAGAATCGAAATTAGACTGCCATATAGCATTGATTAGTATTTCGTTGACCGGTGCTAATTTATCACGCCATTCGTCTTTTTCAGTATCAGGTATATTAGCTCCTGGTACTAAGCTAGCCCATTTAGTGTAAGGTCTGCATAAACTAGATTGTAATAAGCCTGCAAATTCCTTTAAAGCGTTGGGCGCTGTGTCGTCGTATAGATCATTATCACCACGTTCACCAGCTTGTGTACTGTTATAAGCATTCCTGCTTGGCATAACATAGCGGTAACATTCTTGTAATTCACTATCAAAAACAGCTTTGTCTTTTTTTGCTGCATCTGCCCTTACGATTACTTGCTCTGCTGTAAGCTTCATTGTTTAAGTCTCCTTTACTGCAGGCATTACGCCACGTTCGCCAGTACGCAATAAACTTCTACGTCCTAATGATTTGTTTTTGACTCTCTTTTTACGTGCATAGATAGCCGCTCCAGCATCCATTTTCTGCTTGTTTAAAGAAGCTAACTGCTCCTGTTCTAAACGCTTTGTTGCTGCGTCCTTCGTTGGTACCTTAGGTGTGCTGGGCATGTTTTACCGCTCCTATATTGTTTAAATGATTGTGTAGTTGATAAGGCGTCATAATAGAACGCTTACCAATGCCTAAATAACGTTTAACATTCTCTACACAAGAGTCTATTACTACAGGGAATTTTAACCTATTTGCAGGTTTAATAGTACAACAAACTTTCTGAACTATTAAGCTATCAAGATCAAGTGTGTTTTTAATCCAGTCTAACATTGCTGAATCACCGCAATCATGCTCTAAGGGCAGCACTTGTTGAAAGTTAAAGCTTATCCCGTGGCTAACAAAAGTATATTCATAACCGTCATAGGTAACTAGGCCACAATGCTCATACCCTTTCTGTAAGAACCTTTCCCACCAATGGGGTTTGTCTGAACTGTAATATAATACAAATAGCTCTCTAACCATGCTACCGTCGTTATCCTGCCTCATATCAAACGAATGGTATTTCAAGGCGTTAACTAAGGCGTCAATATTTGGTGTGCCTTTCTTAATCATCTTGGCTATCCTCATAATGTGTTAATTTAGATCTTAATACTCTGTTAGAATACTTTAGGTTTTGAACTTCCTTTTTTAGCTCTATGACTTCCATATAGAACGCATTAGCGTAATAAAGCGCTGCGGGTAGAGTTACTACCATTACCCAAAAACTACTCTTCATTTCATCGTATGACATAATTTATACCCTGTTTAATTCACTTAATTGTACAACATTACAGTATTGATTGTAGAGTTTAATTTACCAGTTAACTTTACGCTGTGCTTTGCGTCTTACTGGTGCTTTTCTTTGGTGCTGTGGCTTATCTTCTCTATACCAGACAGCAAACATTCTCATAGCATCTGAGCCGTTACTAGCCCAATCATGTTTAGGTTCTTTACTGAATACCTTTGTTAGCTCGTCATACCTACGAATATAGCTAGTCAAAGCTTGGTAGCCTAGCTTAGTCGTTTGCTCGTTAAACCAAAAATGACAGAATAAAGCTCTTACTTGCTGGATACCTTCCTCTCTACTTACCTTTGCTGGTGGTGACGCAATAGCAACCTTGTAACCGGCTTTCTTAAACTTAGCCTCTACACTAATAGGTGCATTCATCGTCTTATGTTTAGCATCGTGAGGTAAAATAACAGTATCAATTCTAACGTTATTGGTTTGCTTGAACTCGTCAATGTAGTTAATAAAGTGTTCCGTGTCCTTTAATGTGTTTTCGTAGTAATGAACAAAGCGTATTTGTTCGCCTTTGAATTGTATGAACCACCAGCAAGCTGCATCACTTCGCCCAATATCTGCGCTAACGTATACCGGTAAATTTGGTTCTATTGGTATAAATGTAACCCGTTCTTCACTGTTAACCTTTCGTATCTGCTCACCGTAAATAGCACCAGTTATTGCCGCATCGAACGAGCAATAATATTCTTGTTGAATCATATCCTCGCTCATACCTAGCAAGCGTTCTTCTTCTATGTAGTTATCATCATATAAGCGATTGCCGTTATGATCGGTCGTTGTTTCTACAGTTTCAATTTGTATAAACCACTCAGGCTTTAACCCTTTACTAAGTCTATGCGCGTTTAACCTCTTTGCGCCCTCGATTAATTCCCAGCCATGATTTTTAGCTCTTGGTGTGTATGGAAACAACGCCCACCCACCACCACGTTTAATGGCAGGCTTTAAGAATTCCCACCCTAACGGATTGCCGACGCTATATTCTGAAAATACAACGCCTCTTGGGTTAGAACCAACTAAGCGATCGTAGTTGTCTGAACCAACAAGTTTTATAATAGAACCATTAGTTAAATGTACCGTCATTTCGTTTTCAAGCTTACGATCTACTAACTCTTTTGGTATATGGTCTAATAAACGAAAGCCATCTAAATCGCTATTTTGCCAAACCGCTAGCTTTGCTGATGCTGCTGTCGGTAAACAGTAAAGGTATAGTCCTGGTGTTTCCCACTCGTCAACAATGAAGCTTACAAACATATTCCATAACGTTTTGTCTTTGCCTGCTCGTCTATGCCAAACGAATATAAAGTTTTTCATACCTTCTTTCTTGGCGTCCCATGCTTTCTGTTGAAAAGGATAAGGGTCGTACTTGTAGGGCATATCTACCTCTACTTCGTCCCATACCAATTCTGTTTCATCTTCTACTAGTACGGTTAGCCCGTTAACTTCATTAAACATACAACCCCCTTATTTAAACGCGTACCATCTAACTCTTACTTTCTTTACTTCTGGGTTAACCCCTGTGAATGTAAAGCCTATAAAGTCTGGCGGTGATTGGTAGCTAAAGTAATGGCCCTGATTGCTTCTTAGTTGAGCTACCGTAATAGTGTCATACCAAGGAACTGCCCAATCATTAGTCCACGGTACATTGTCAGTAGTGCCGCTTATGTTTTCACTGTCGTGTATAACAAATGACTGTACACTGCCGGTTGTTGGTTCTATTGCATTTTCGTTACTATCTAGGAATGTGACAGACTTGAGCGACAACTCGTTATAATTACAAGCGTTTGGCACGTAAGTAATAACGGTTGCTGTTCCGTTTATTTCCTCGGTTTGTTCTATTAGTTTATAACCCATCATTAACCCCTGCTTATGGTAATGGTAAGCTTAACCTTTACCTTTGTTGCGCCAACTACGTCAGCTATACGAACCTCTAGTAGTTCTACTGGTTTATTCATAGTAGAAACGCCAGAATTAAGACCTGTAAGTAAACCCATGTTACCAATAGCATGCAAAGCGTGTTCGCCTTCCTCCATATTTGAGCTATAAAAAGGCAATGCCTTGTACTGGGTAGGATCTTCATCGTCTAGGCTGCATCTAATGTCGAAAGTTGCTGTTGTTGGTGTGACTACGTTTAAATCATCATCATAAAAAACAATAGAATGTATTGTTAAAGCTTTATGGTATGCAGCCCCATTAATAGGCATTTTTAATATAACGCTGCCGCCTGGTAAGTCTGTTATTGGTGAATTAATCTTTTTATATGACATACAGCCCCCTTATAGTTTGTTGTTAATAATTACTTTGGTGTTATTGGTTTCGTTAATCTTACCCATACCTTTTATTTCGGCTATGGTTTTAAGAGCCTGAATCTTGTTAGTCATAGTGAATGAGGTTTCTATAATGTCACCGTCCTGTGTGCCTTGCGTCTTTACCTTGTAACTAGCTAAGCCTACACTGCTATGACCTTCAAACTTATCTATAGGCTTTACGGTTCCATCTGAATTCAAAAGGTCTTCTACTCGAGCCATTCCACACGCTGCTAACTCTGCCAAGATAGCGGCCTCACTAAGATCTAAGGCTTTAGACTTCTTAATGCGGTAGTACTCCAAAGCTAGTTGTACCTCTTCTAACTGTAATAGCTTACGCGCACTAGCTGTTGCCCCTGACACATCACCGTAAACTTTCTTATAGGCAATAGCTAAAGTCGGCTCAAAGGCTAACGCTCTTGCAAAGTCATTATGATTTTCTTTAATGAATATAGTTTCGCCATCATGTAACGTTAATTCAATGTTAGACCCTGACATAGTTAGCCCCTTTTTCGTTGGCTACTACTAAGGCGTCTTTCATACGTGCATCTGCGAACCAAGGGTTAAATAGTTCTGATACTTCATACTCGATAGATTCCATATAATCGTGCAACAAATTTTCATTAAGCTTAAGTTCTCTAAACTGCTCTATAATCTCTTTTAGTATTAATCCTCCCATTGCTGCCTGCTCCCTATCCTTTGTAGCTATGACGCTTATGGCTTTCTTATATAGTCCTTCTAATTCATCTGGTGAATATTTCATTATGATTATACCTTCTGGTAAGTATTATTAAGTTATTAATGCAACAATTTTACCTTATATAGTCCCTTTGCACCACACATAAAAAAGCCCTCGATTAAGAAGGCTTAGTAGTTGGTGTTAATCATTTCTTTTTTTGTTGCTGTTCGTGGTACTTCTGCTGTAGCTCTCTTTCTTTGTCTACTTCTCTTTCATAATGATCTGAATAATGTCCCATGCTATGCCCCTTTAATGTCGCGTTTAGTTTCGTTATATTTAAAATCTTTCTTGCTCTTGTTTAGCTTTGTATCATAGTGAGATATTAACGCCTTACACTTCTTTGTGCGCGCTTCTGCTTTAACTACTGTTACCTTTCCATTCTCTACCAATTGATTAGTGTTGAAAATGTATTGCGTACACTGTGTAACAGCCTTTAAGGTTGGCGCTGTCTTAATGAGTTCTGCGTTAACGTTCAAAGTACAGATAGTTAATAGTAACAATAATTTATTCACTGTTATGTTCCCTATGCAAATAATGATAATGATATTGAAATTGTTAAACAGATAGCCATACATACATTAGCAAGCTTTCCATAATCAAAAGGTTTTCTGGTGCTATGGTTATCCTTTTCTCTGGTTAGGTTCTTAATAACCTTGCGGTGTGCTTTAATTTGCTTGTGTAGGTCTGCCTTAGTATGTGTGCTATTCATTGCGTTACCCTTACCAGGTTAGTTAAATATCGCTAGATACTTTTAAATGGTTAGCCAGTTGGTGCGCTTCCTCTTGAATTTCAATTATTTGTTTGTTTAACCCTTCCTGCAGAGCCTCTGCTTTATCTTTTGTAATAGCGTGAACTTTCATAAGGCGTTTAATTTTAAGGTTGTGCTGTGTGTTTGCGAACGCTTGTGAGGTTGGTTCGTTGCTATCTTTAGGGTTTTTGATTAATTCGGATAACATTCTCTTGCGCTCGCTACGTTCTTTTAAATAACTATAAGAGCTACATAGAGCAATGGTTACAATAAATGTAATAGTTATAACTGGGGCGTCTGCACCTAACTGTGTGATTATACCTTTCATTTCTATTTCCCTATCTTAGTTAGTTTAAAGTCTGGGTGAATATTAAGCTTTAGCATTACTAGCTCTATAGCTGGATTAGTTAGTTTAGCGTTACCGTTAATTACTCGCCAAGCTTGAGAGCGTGAAAACCTTAACGCTGATTCTAAAACCTTTTGATTATCTATATGTGTTAGTAATTCTTCGGTGGTTAATAATACTGTCATTTTATGGCCTTTGGTTTGTAGTGGTTAGTGTAGGTATTATAACACCCTTGTTTCTTATTGCAACAATGATACAACATTATAAGCATCTATTTATACGCGAGTAGTTGTAACTTAGTTGGCATGGTGAAAGTTAAAGATATTAACCAATGGCGGATATATGAACTGTAGTAATAAATCGCACAATAGTTAAAGTAAATTCACGTTTGTAGTAAATAAATTCACGATGATCATTAATAAAGTACTCTTTTAGTATTTATTTAGTATTTATTTTATATTTATTTTTGTATTGAAAAAAGTATGTATAAAATCATGTAAACCTATATAGAGTACGCTGTGTAATACAATATGAATATTCTATTATTTCCATATATGACAAATGTCTTACGATATATGGTAAACGTGCTGTTGACTTAAAGTAAACCTCGTATACACTCAGCTTTATTAAATCTTGTTAGGACTTGTTAAAGCAAGGTGGTTAAGTTAGTTAAGTAAGTAGGTTACTTTGGTCGGTTGATTACTAATACTTAATTAATAGAGGTGTTGCTTTGGTCGGTTAGCATCTTATACGATTAGATTTATGTTGAAAGGTTAAAGCCACTGGTTAAAGTGGCAGGTGAGGTTTTGATAGGTTGTATGCGTACTGCAGTATGTATTAAGCGGTTAGGGCTTTTAGAGCTTCTAGTGATTGTTGGCTAACAGTAAATGTTTTAACGTCTGCTGTTCTGCTATCTACAATTACTTCTAGCCCAAGGCGTGAAAGTGTATTGTTAAACCATGCAACAGGGTTCTTTTTGCTGGCGGTTGTTAAAGGTATATGAAGGAAGCTAAAGTATTCTTTACTCTGCTTAAGCATAAAACTTCTAATGCCTCTCTCGCTGTCTGTGGTCCATGTTTTACCGTTAGTAGTAAGGTTGTCTAAGTCAATGCCTGCAGCTTTGGCTAAGCGTCTTAAAAGCTTACCGCTTTCGTTATAGTGTGTTACTTGTACGCTTGATTTTGTGCCGTTGATAACTTTAAATAATTGGTCTTTGTCTTTTGCTGTAGCTTCTTTGGTGGTCATAGTAGCTATAGTTAAGTTTCTTAGCCCTTTAGTTAACAATGCTTTGGTTTCGTTACGTTCTGCAATATAGGTGGCTAGCTGTTGGTCTACGCCTAATTTAGTTCTTAACTCTGCCGCTTTAGCTTCTACGCGTTTAGTTTTTTCTACTTCTCTGCGTTCTTTGCTTACTTCTAGGGATTCTTTACCCTTAGCTTTGCTGGTTTCGTTTTCCTCTTCTATAAGGACGATTTCAAAGCCTTCTAGCTCTAAGGCGTCTAATAGATTTCCTTGAAAGTTATTTTTAGATTTGTTTTTCTCTGCTGTTACTGTACACCATAGCTTAGCAAACGAATCTACCATTACATCACCGTGAAGGGTTACGCCACAATTAGCGCTAGTAATTAGCATTGGGTCGGTTACTAACTGCTTGATAACTCTTTTTTGTGTTTCTGGTAAATTGTTGTAACGTTCTGCCACTACTAAATGAAACTCGTTTAATCCTCTGAAGCGGGCCATTTGTTGCTGACACTGCTCAACATAACCTACTGAGTATCCGTGGCCTTCGTCAACACTTACACCGGTACCCATTGAAGGAGAGCCACAAACGGTAGAATAGTTTTTAACATGTTCGTTTATGTCTGCAACTATGCACGATACTGAATCAATAGTGCTTGACGTTACCAAGAGACTATTGCCTTCTCTAGCTTCTGAGAACTCTGTAGCGCGTTCTTTCTCGTCACTAAAACAATAGGCTTTTCTAGGGTCTGTTGCTGCCATGCCTACCACTTCAGATTTAGAGTTATAAATATATACTTTAGCTTTTTGCGCTTTGCGTGGCTTATAAGTATTGACCAATTTCATAATGGCCTTATTTCCTAACTGGCTAATAAACTGATAGCTGTTATCACTTAGGTTAGCGTCTGATAAAATAACAGTATCTGCTCTATAACAAAAAGAAGTAAGCATAGTAGTTGATAGCTTGGCGTTTCCTCTCATTGTGTCCGACTGTGTGCAATGTCCTAATACTTGCTCACATTCATCAATAAAAACTACGTCATACTGTCTAGTAGCCGTAATATTAACTAATGACTCTGGCGAACATACCAGGCGGTGAGAATCTTGTAAGCTTTCCTTTCCTAAAATTTCCTTAACGTCTTCGTAGTAATCAAAACCAAGGTCTGTAGCTATCTGTTGGTTTAGTGTTCTTCTGTGGGTTACTACTAAAACACTTTGCTCTAACGATAGCGAATCAATAAACGCCTTAACACTAGTTGTCTTGCCTGTTCCTTTTTCGCCTATTAGAAGGTTTATAAATCCCTCCTGAATACTACTAGTAAAGTATTTGTTATGTTCGGTTGTATAAACATAAGTAAGATTAGTAGCAAGCTGATCTTGTACCGCCTCTA